TATGCAGTATTAAATATTGCTATAGCGTAATATTAATTAATTTAAAAACAAAGAGGCACTTTAATAGAGTGCCTTTTTTTTTATTATCTTTGTAGTATGATAAACTCTGTAAGGAATACGGTAATTGCTATTTTAAATAAAAATAACTACGGATATATTTCTCCATCTGATTTTAATTTGTATGCAGCTAATGCACAAATGGAACTTTACGAAGAGTATTTTAGTAGTTATAATAAAACAATATCAGCAGAAAACGCAAGGTCATCAGGCACTGATTACGCAGACATTAGTAAGCCTATCATGGAAGTATTAGAAAGTTTTATGGTAACAAATCCATTAACAAATACATCAGTAACTACTAATTTATCAAATACATATTATCTTCCGTCTTTAATAACTACAGGAGATGAAGAGTATACAATAAATAAAGTATTGTGTTATTCTAAAATACTTTATGGTGGTGTAAACACATCTGTTGTTGCATCACAATTAATAGACTCATTAGCTAATTTTTCTTTAGCAGGAGTTTCAGTTGGAGATATTGTAACTAATACCTCAGTTGCTCCAATGACAACAGCTACAGTAACATCTGTAAGTGCTACAGTATTAGGTCTTTCTGCAAATATATTTACATTAGTGCCTCAATCTTATAGGATTATTGATACTTCAGTTCAAAATGAAGCGGAAAAAGTTTCAGCAGGAAAGATAACATTATTAAATATGTCACCTATTACATCGCCATCTGTTAACTATCCCGCATATACTCAAAAAGGTGATTCAATAACTTTTTATCCATCAAGTATTATAAACTTACCATTACAAGTTGAAGCAACTTACTTTAGATATCCTAAAGAACCTAAATGGACATTTACTTCTTTAGCAAATGGTGAGCCTGTTTTTAACCAATCACAACCTGATTATCAAGACTTTGAATTACCATTTGAAGATGGATATAAATTAGCAATGAAAATATGCCAATATTGTGGAATATCAATTCGTGAAATGGAAGTTGTTCAATATGCAATGGCTCAAGAACAACATGAACAACCATCATTTAGCATGCAACAATAAATAGTAAAACATGGCATATATATCACAGTATGAATATTATGAGAATAATGGAAACAACCCCGAGGACTTAAATTGGGGTTCGTATCAATATGTTAGTTTAGCTGATATAGTAACTAACTTTCTTTTAATGTACTCAGGAAATCATTCTTTAGTAAACAACGAAGAAAGATATAAGATATTGTTCCATGCAAAACGTGCAGTCCAAGAACTAAACTATGACGCATTTAAAGAAATAAAAATATTGGAATTAAATGTTCCAAATACATTAAGATATATTTTACCTTCTGACTATGTTAATTGGGTAAGAATATCTGTATATGAAAATGGTGTACTAAGACCATTAAGTGAGAACATTCAAACGCTTTCATCAAAAGCATATCTTCAAGACAATCTTTCAAACATATTATTTGACCAAGACGGCAATGCTCTTTCTCCTCAGTATTCTAACATAGATTTTGATAGAATTACAGGAACAAAGAAGTCAATATACTTAAACAAGGCAAGCCAATTTAATGGGCAAGCAGGATATTATGTAGATGGTTATTGGTATTTTGATTATACTATAGGCGCAAGGTTTGGTTTAAATACAGAAACGGCAAATGCCAATCCTACATTTACAATAGACAAAAAATCAGGTGTTATTAATTTTGACTCAGGAATGTCTGAGAGATTATGTATTCTTGAATATGTTTCTGATGGAATGGAAGGTGGAGATAATTCTTTGATTACTATAAATAAACTATTTGAGGCATATGTTTATGCTTCTGTAAAATATGAAATTCTAAATTCAAAGTTTGGTGTTCAAGAGTATATTATTCAAAGAGCCAAAAAAGATAAGCAGGCGTTATTAAGAAATGCAAAAATAAGAATAAGCAATATTCATCCCGGTAGACTTTTAATGAACCTAAGGGGATTAGATAAAATCTTAAAATAATATGCCAAAGTTTACTAGAAATTTTGTTGCAGGTAAGATGAATAAAACTTTCGATGAGAGAGTTGTTCCTAATGGCGAGTATATTGATGCGATGAATATCAGAATGGGTTCGACAGAAAATTCTGAATTTGGAGTTATTGAAAATACAAAAGGTAATCTTTCACTTACAACTTTAAGATTTGAAAATACATTACTAAGTGTAGATGCTAGATGCATTGGTGCATACGAAGATGGTTCAATAGAAACTATTTATTGGTTTGTACATGACCCTAGTTTTCCATTAGGTGCTACAGGTAAACTTGATTTAATTGTTTCATTCAATACAAATACACTTTCTTTAACATATCATGTTATTACCATAGATAATGGGGGTGGTGTAGATACAACATTAAATTTTAATCCTCAATATTTAATTACAGGAGTAAATAAAATACAAGAGTTATTATTTTTTACAGATAACTATAATGCTCCAAGGTCAATAAATATAAATAGAAGTTATGCTATACCTGTAGGATTTATTGATGCGGGAAGTCCAACTGCAGCGTTACTTCTTGAAGAGTCATTACTTGTAATTAAAAGACCACCTTTAGAATCTCCAACTGTACAGTTAGTAAATACTCAAGGAGAACAAAACTTTTTAGAAGAAAGGTTTATATCATTTGCTTATAGATATTTATATGCAGATGGCGAATACTCAGCTACATCTCAATGGTCTGACATTGCTTTTACGCCAAATGGATTTGAATTAACTATTGAAGCATATTTGAATGAGGGAATGATAAATGCATTTAATGCTTGTAAGGTAACTTATTGGACAGGAAACTCTCTTGTTTTAGGAATAGACTTATTATTTAAGCAGTCGGAAAGCAATATAATAAAAATAATTGAGAAACAAAATAAGTCAGATTTAGGTATTCCAAATGATTCATATAAAACTTTAACATTTGACAATAGTAAAATCTTTACTGTTTTACCTGAAGCTGAGTTATTAAGGTTATATGACAATGTCCCAAGATTTGCTCAAGCTCAAACTCTTATGGGTAATAGAATTATGTATGGGAATTATGTTGAAGGATATGATTTGGTATCACTTAATGGACAACCATTACAACTTACATATGAAGCAAAGTTAATACAAGAAGATATAGCATCAGAGGCTTTAGACTCAGACCCTGAAGATTCTGTTTACACTATAGATGGAAGTCATAGTGTGCCTAGTTCTATTTTAAGAATAGATTTTGCTTCTTTTGGTCCAAATTATAATACAACTTTAATAGTTGGAGCTACAATACAAGTTCAATTAGAATTTACACACGATAGTTATACAGGAGGAACACCTACAACACAAACAGGAAATACAAGTATTTCATTAACATTTACTCTTGCTCAAAATTATGTAAGTCCATATGCTTTATCTCAAAGTACTGAATTTCAAGAATGGGTAGGAACACTTGCAAATATACTTCCTGTATATGATCCTATTCCTGCAACCCCTACTTCTTGTGATGGAAGTACACTTACAGATTATTTTAATTGTGCTATACCTACAAATCAAGCTAGTGGATGGCAAAAAAGAGCTTCAGGTATTACTGCTATAGACGAACCTATAGCAATAATAGCATCTAATTTAAACACTTATATTGACTTGCAATTAGTTGCAATGAAATATGAAGATGTAAATAATCTTGGAAATTATGCGTATGAATATTATAGCATAGTAAATAGTATTGTTACATTTTCAAAACTTGGAAATGCAAGAAGCTTACATAGTAATAGGGGATATGAGATAGGAATTGTTTACATGGATGATTTTTTACGTTCATCAACAGCTCTTGTAAGCCCTTTAAATGTGGTTTATACTCCTTGTTCATCATCTGCAAATAAAAACTCAATACAAGTCACTATACCTGTATCACAAGTAGCTCCATATTGGGCAGTAAGATATAAGTTTGTAATAAAACCTGACCAAGAAGGATATCAAACAATATACTCAACTCTTGTAGTTCAAGATGTAGACAGTTTAATTTGGTTTTTACTTGAGGGTGAAAACATGCAAAAAGTTGAGGTTGGTGATAGACTTATTGTAAAAAAAGATTCAAGTGGACCAACTCAAGATTGTATATATACAACTGTTTTAGAAAAAATAGCAAAGCAACAATCGGCTACATATCCTGTTGAAGGAGTGTACATGCGTTTAGAAGCAGGTAATTTTGAATCACAGGTTAGTCCTATTCCAATTTATAATTCTAATTCTAACGCGACTTCTTCAGGAGTGACTACCAACGCTACAAGAGTTGAATGGTCAGAAATTATACCTCCTGCATTAACATATACGGATCTTAATGTCCCTGTTGGCTCTACAATAGGTATTATGCTATACACTTATAGAAACCCAAATTTTGGATGTAAAAAAAGAGAGGTTAATGCAGCTAACTCTTATTCTTATTTTACTACTACTCAAAGTTATGCTAACTTAGAAAGTTGGTTTTTAGCAAATCAAACAGCTATTATGACTACTTTTAATGCTTTACAAGATGTACAAATGAATGTAACATTTAATGGAGTATTTAATATAAATACTTCTTCGATGGATTTTTTTGTTGCAAGTAATACATATAGTGATGTTATGAAACTATATATAAATCGTGACCCTGTTACTAATAGGTTAACTTTTCATATGTCGGGAACTACATTTTGTAATTGCGCTGATTGCTATGCAGTAGCAAAATTACATTTTTCATTACAAAGAACTACAATAGAACCTGAATTTATATTTGAAACGCTTCCAATAGATGCTTTGCCCGATGTGTTTTTTGAAAATAATTTATCATTTGTTATAAATCCTACTACAGGAGAACACTATGGAAATGTAGCTAACCAAGACTTTGCTTTAGGGCAAGCTGCAGTTATAGACACAGGTTTCTTTAATTGTTTTTCTTTTGGCAATGGAGTTGAAAGTTATAAAGTTAGAGATTCAATAGTAGGAAGAGAATTTAATCTTGGAGAAAGAGTTACATCTGTTTCTGCTCAAGATTATAAAGAAGCACATAGATTTTCAGACATAACATATAGTGGTATATACAACCCTGAATCTAACCTAAACAAATTAAATGAGTTTAATTTAGGACTTTTAAATTATAAATATTTAGAGTCTTCTTTTGGATATATATATGTTTTAGATGGTAGAGAAACAGATGTGCTATGTCTTCAAGAAGATAAGGTATCATATGTATTAGCAGGAAAGAATTTGTTGTCTGACGCAGGTGCAGGCAGAGCATTAACTGCAGTCCCTGAAGTATTAGGAACTCAAATTGCAAGAACTGAAAAATATGGAATAAGCCACAACCCTGAAAGCTATGTCCAATGGGGTGCTGATAGATATTTTACTGATACAAAGAGAGGTGCTGTAATTCATATTCAAGGTGATTCAATGCAAAGCGACCAACTGAGAGTAATATCTGAATTTGGAATGAGAACTTGGTTTAGAGATGAGTTTATTAATGCTCAAACTACACAGAAACTTGGTGGCTTTGACCCATACATGAATGAGTATGTGCTAACAAGTAATGACATACAAGTGCCAAGTGTAGTAGACTGCTTTGGGTGTGGTCAAATAAATTCATTTAATATAGACAATACAGGTAAGCCTGAAAGAGTAATAAGTTATTGCGTAAAGTTAACTAACTGTATTGCAGATGGAAATATTGTATTAACAACATTTGATATAGCTCCATTAATACCATCTTCAGGTTTAATTTCTATAGATGTTACTTATGATGGATATACAATATCAAATAGTATTAATGGAGTTGGAACAATAAGTGTTCCTTATAGTGTAAATAATCCTCTTGTACTTGAATTGCAAGTTGTTGTCACTATTGCAGCAGGAGCAAATGTTACTTTTGAAATTGACAATCAATGTCAAGAATGTAATGAAATATTTTTAATTCAAGTAGTAATTACTGATGGCTCAAATGCGGGAATGTTTATACATAATCAATATAATTATTTTGACCCATCAATACTATATTCATCACCATTGCAAAGCAATCAAGTTGCTTTTGCCTTACCAAGTTCCAATCCTCTTGTATCATATTATAATATTGATGCAGGTTTTTGGGGTCAAGGAAGTTTCCCATATCCCGGAGTAGATACAAATGTATACACAAATAAAATAGGTATCGATGATTTTGATGTTTTAGTTCCTCCTAATAAATTTTTATATCACACAAGCAATACATTTTATCAAAACAATCAAATAGATATCACATCACTTTTAGGTGTTGCTACAAATATAACTCCACTTACACAACCAAGTGTAACTCAATGGAAAGGAACTTTTACTACTCCTACCTTAGATAATTTCTTATATTTAATTTGGGATTTAAGACAAAGTACGGCAGTAGAGTTATGTTTTAGTGCGGAAGATTGTACAGAAGCTTGTAAAGATTGTTATACTCCTCCTCCTTGTAATTGTGGGTCTTGGCTTGTTGTAAATAATAATGCTAGAATATGGAGTTCAATTCAATATGTTGACTGCAATGGAAACAATGCTGTAATTGGAGATGAAGGACCTTATGGATATGACTTCCCTGCTTATGGAGCGCTATTTATATGTGCTAGAGATTTTCCTGAAGAGATGAGAGAGCCATCTTTTACTTATATGTATTTAGGATGTTTTTGTTGTAGTAATCAATGCACAAATTTTGATATTATAAATACTTCTGCTGCTACTATTGAGTTTTTAGGTTTATTGGGTTGTGGAGCAACTACCCCTTCATCTACTATATTTAATCCTATGAGTACAACAACAAGTCTTTGTGTAAATAATTACTTAGATTTAGGGTATTTTACAATACCTCAAGGAATTTCAGATGTTGAATCATTAGACTTTCAATTTAACAATTGTGGATGCACAGAAATTTGCTGTTCTACTTACTATTTTTATGCAGCAGATGACTCAACAAATATCGTTTGGAAGGATTGTTTTGGTGAGCCTGCAGGTGGATTTGGCATATCCGGGAATTCAGGAATTTTTATTTGTGCTTCAGAAATAATTTATAACGGTGGGTGTCTTGTTACTCAAATAACTGAGTGTCAATGCTGTACAACAGGAGAAACATCATGCTTTACTGTTCTTGCAACAAATAATTCTGCTAGTAACATAACTGTAAGTGCCATAGATCCTACAATGTATCCTTGTTTTGGTTCTTACGTTATAAATTATGTCCCGGGAGCTGAAATACCATTTTGCGTTGGTATAGCAGAACAGTTATGGGTAACAGGAGATGGCGGGGAAAACTTAACTATGGAATTTGTTGAATGTGGTTGCACACCACTTTAAAAATAAAAATTATGCCTTCTACTTATTATTTAGATTCTACAGACCTTGCTACAGCATCGTATATATATAGCGATATTACTATGTCAGCACCTGCAGCAGCAGGATATTATTCCGATGGTATTATTTGTAGATATTGGTATGAAGTGACCCCCGGAATTTGGTTTTTAGACCCTGCAACTTTTTGTGATAATTAGATATGAGCTTTAAAACACTTACATATAGCCCTGCCGTTCAAGGATGGCCTTCATTCTACTCTTACAATCCCGATTGGATGATAGGAATGAATAACTATTTCTATTCTTTTAAGGGTGGGAATTTATATAGACATAGTTCAAATAATGCGAGGAATACATTTTACGAACAATGGTGTTTGCAAAATATCCCTGCATTAGACCCCTTTTCTCCAACAACACTTAAAAGCGTTATAAATGACTTGCCTCTTGAGAATAAGTTATTTAAGACAATGGACTTAGTGGGCGATGCTCCTTGGGCCGCAACAATGACAACTGACTTACAATACTCAGGGTTTATAGACCAATCTTACTTTGAGAAAAAAGAAGCGACTTGGTTTGCGTTTGTAAGGAATAGCGGAACTACTCCAATGTCTTCGCCTGAATATCCATTAAGAAGTGTTAATGGAATAGGAAATAGTACAAGTGTTGTTATTGGTGTAGGTATAGCAACAATTAACTTTTCAATAAGTCCTCTTATTGCTATAGGAACTATAATAAGTGTTGGAGATATTCTTTACTTTTCATCAGCTGCTATAGGTGCAGGAATTGTAACAAATGTTGTCCAAGACTATGCTGCAGGAGACAACTATATTGTTATAGATACCACACCTATTTGGACTACTCCTATACCTACACAAACAGAATACTTTTTGTTTAGTAAAAACTCTGTCGCAGAATCTCACGGAGTATTGGGTCATTATTGTTTATTTGAATTATCAAATAACTACAATAGTAAAGTAGAATTATTTGCTACTGAAAGCGAGTTAATGAAAAGTTTCCCTTAATTTTTTATATCTT